ATCACTCATAAAAGGAGAGTTTATTGCTATCTCTCCGTCTGGAGTAATTCTGTACTCGATATTTAAACTTTTTAGAAAATTCTCTATAGCTTTGAACGAGTATCTTATTCTCATATTATTTTTAATCTTTCTGGTGGAATTGGATCCCAGCACAAGACTTCCCAATCATTTAATTGTGTTAAATTAAAAGATCGATCAAGTTGGACTTCATAACATACTTCTTACTGCGGTGAAAATTATGTCGACAGTTTTTTCAGATTTTTCAAAACCTATTTCATTCAATAATTTTTTAGCAACTGCCATATAGGTTTTATACACATCTTCTTCCCATATTGATTTTCCTTTTAATTCTCTAATAGCGCGTTTATTGGCAAACTCTAATATATCATTTAACCAAACACAGCCAACTGTGCCAAAGAATTCACCTTGAACAGTAACACCATGAAGTTTTTCATAGATATAAATTGCTATTCTTTCTTCTGGCAAAAGTTTATTGATTTTGAGATTTTTCTCTTCAGTTTGATCTATCGCCAATTGTGTGCGCTCTAGCGTCTCATGCAATCTTTCTATTTCTTCTTTAAAAATTTTCATTGCTAAATATCAAACAGATTTCTTTCTTTACCAGTTAGTAATTTTTCTCTAGTCTCTTTAGTCAAATACCCTTCAACATTAACTTCGACTTTTTCTTTCACTTTCGTGATATATTTATCGACGTCAAGGTTGTTTGCTATAATTATATATGTCCCATCATCAATCTTGTCTGTTCTTACAATACCATACATAATTCTAGCATTCTTAGCTCTGCGAGAAATTCTCTTAACTTTCTCGAGAAAATTACCAGCATTGTTCTTGAGAGTATAATCACTTTCGCCGAGTCGGACTGATTTTGCTATGATGACATTCTTTGCACTAGAGATTTTTCCGTAATCAAATTTGACTGAAATAGATTTACCGTTAAAAATCTTGCTATCAATTCCAATGAATCCATTTGAAAAAATAACTGATTCGTGCTCTATCTCGTCAATTGTAAAAGGAGAAAACTTGGACGGATTATGATACACATTAATTAAATCTAGTATGAGACTTGTCGAATTTACTATATGATCATTAATCTTTTCTAAGTTGGTAGTATTTATTACAGTATCGTAATCAATTTTCTCAACATCAAAATATTGTTTTGAAAGTCTATCGTTGTCGAACAGGAGGATACTCATTCTCTCTGTATATCCGCCATCTTGGAGAGCACTGATTGACCGCAATGTGTTTGGCTTAAATGGAAGTGTCTCGTATCTAAACGGCAATACCATTATGAGAAAAATCCGATTACCTTTACTTGACTTTAACAAGATATCAGCAACATATCTGACAGAGCTGCTTCCACTTCCACCACCTGAAGAAGTAAAATAAATAATGTCAGTATCTTCTACGTCTCCGAATTCTCTTGACAATTTATTAATATTTTTTTGCCAAATATTACTCCCAGTGGTAAATTTCTTTCCACTACCTTCTGTAGTTACTTGTAAGATACTCATTCTTGGTATGTTGATTGAGTCTTCTGAACTTGTGCTAAGAGCAACCAACTCATTACTCTTATCGGAAAATTTTATGTAATAGTCATGGGCCAATTTCATACCGCATTGGCCGGCTCCTAAAATCATTCTTCTTCTTGCCATTTTTATTCTCCTTTCTTTTCGAATACGATGGTAATCCTGTTAAGAAAAGAATAAGTAAGATATTTTGTTATTTCGTATTCTGGATAATTTTCTCGTGTTTCTTCTACAGTGTTTTTTAATTTATCCCAATCGTATCCATATACTATGAGAGTGATTTTATTCTCAAGATGTTCTATTGTTGTATCTCCGTTTTTACATCCAACAAGAGATATTGCCATAATCATTACAATTAATAAAATAATCTTTTTCATTTTTTATCATCCTCTAGATCGTCTTCTTGGTTAAGTTCGTTATACTCAATCTCAACTCCTGCAGTTTCTTCTATATCTATTACAAGATCTTCAGAAATTTGAGCCGCAACTTCGGCATTATCTTCTAGCCACTTTTTGAGTTCGTTTTCTTTAGCCTTACTTAGTTTATATTTTTTACCATTAACTGTTACCATTATTTAGCCTCCCTGAATTTTCTGTATGGATCTTTTTCAGGATGTTCTTTGAAGTCTTCTAACTTTTCAGCTGTTTCTTTTTCTGGTGGCTTATCTCTACCCATAATAAAATTATCCGTCATCTTGAATGACATAGAATTTGGGAATTTTCTATTCATTTTTACTTTGCATTTTTTGCAATAGAAATTTTTCTCTTCTCCTGGTTTTATCAACTCTTCTTTCTTGCACCCACATTTAGGACACTCGTAATCATACAATGGCATTATCTATCTCCTTGACTTTTATTATGTCGTCATATCCAAACATCTTGTATGTCCTTATGCGAGTCTTTGAGTGTTTTAATAGTTTATAATTAGTATTGTCCATAAAATCATAGACTAAAATATTCTTCTTATCATCTGTGACCCTTAAGCCTCTACCAAGGCGCTGAATAGTTTTGATAAAGCTAAGACCCGCACTAGCTATAATCAATACTTTGAAGTTTTTAATATCTATGCCTTCATCTAATATTCTAGAGGCTATCAGTATTTCCGTGTTACCTCTGTCGAATTTCTCAACGACTTCGAGTCGTTCTTTTACTGGAATTTCGTGCCATATAAACGGAGCATCAGGTAATAATTTTTGAATCTCTTTGCCTTGATTTACGTATTTATTTAATATGAGAACACCCTTGCCTCTGTGTTTTTCAGCTAAGCTAGCTATAAGTCTGTTTCTATATTTGTTATATATGATCCCGGCCATCTCGGCTTCTCTGTAGCTGAAATCATCTATATTGTCAGGCATATCAATGGGCATCATAAAAATCTTTGGCTTTGCGATTATTCCTTTGTCGATTAAATCTTTTGCACCTACATCACAAATCACAGAACCTATATTCGCAATAATCTTTGCAGACTTCAAGTCCATCTTTTTTGGATTCACGGGAGTCGCAGAGAAACCGTATACTCTCTCCCAGTGTTTTAGTTTAAGTATTTTTTGATATTGTTTAGAGGCTACGTTGTGAACTTCGTCTAGAATTAGGTTTTTATACCTCTTAATACTTTCTATTTTATGAACACTTTGAATAGTAGCCATCGTGACATCTTTTTCTTCAATATTAGCACCTTGAACTATACCCACATCGAGACCACGCTTTCTAGCTCTCTCAACAGTTTGCCTAGTAAGTTGTTGCCTATTGAATAAGACTAGCGAAGGCTTCTCAAGCATATTCAAGATTGCTAGAAAGATTTCTGTTTTACCACTTCCGGTTGGTGATTTGATGATCCCACGTCTATAGGATAAAGCTTTGCATATCGCGCCAAGCTGATGGTCCATTAATTCAATTCCATCAAGATTTTCAATCTGATCGACTTCTATTTCTTGAATTGATTTTCTATCATCTACTACAGAATATCGATATTCTGTGAGAACACTCTGTATAAAATCGAGAAATCCGATAGGAACTTTCAAGCTTGGTAAATCAAGTTCTTCTACGAACTTAGAAAATCTTACAACGACTATCCTGTCAGGATCGAAACGTCCACCGTAAGTGTATGCTTTAGATGCATCTTTAAAACTAAGAGTATCGTATATGTTTTCCAGCAAATCTTCATCTTCACTACTTAAAATCAAGTAGCTGTTGCGGATCACCAGTATCGTTTTCATCAATAACATTCTCTTTAATATATAGACGGTAAGCTTTCTTTATGAGGGGTTTCATATTAGTCTCATATTCTTTTTGTATATCTACGAGAACTTCAATCTCTTTGTTGTCAAGCTTTGCAAGATCGATTCCACCAAAATGAGTTTGATCTTCTCTAGTGATAAGAACGAGATAATCTTTAGGTTTGTAAAATCCTTTTTTCTTATAAGTAAAATTTCTGAATTTCATTTTTTCTCCTTATAATCTAATTCGCTATTAAGCCTATTGAGCCCTTCGGTTGTGTAGTAAATCCATTCTTCAAGCCAAGCAACTCTTTGTTCTAGAGTTTTACCTTTTCGAAGTTCTTTTAGCCATTTGCGTTTTGCAATTTTTTCAACACTTTCTAAACACTCGGTACAAAGAATGCGATATGATGCTTCTGGATCTCTGTGCATTATGCGTACGCCGTCAAAGACTTTACCGCATTCATCACACTCTAAGTTATGTTCTAATATCATTAGATATGTACCTGTACTGGTTTTCTGTCCTTTGGGGCGACTTTCTTTTTGACTGTTTTAAGCTTTTCTACTTTTTTAACTTCTACCTTTGACAACTCTGTTTCAGTAACTGCTTTCTTTTTAGAAGGTTTTGGCCACGGTTTACTGGGCTCAACATGTTCTGGCTTTGGTTTACTTATTTCTGTTTCAACTGTTTTCTTTTTGCGAATCGATTTGAGTTGTTCAGCAGTGTTTTTCACTTGTTCTGACATCGTATCAATAAATCCCATACAATATTTTTCGGCTAATTTAAGCTCTTCTTCATTTTTTATTTCAAAATCTGGATCGCCATAGCCCTGATCGAAATAACTTTTTAATGTGTTTAGTGCTTGCCCTTTTTCAACAGAGAACATTATTTCTACATCTCTATCGGTGATTTTGTTTTTTGCTAACATAATAGCCATGAGCGCAAACATTAGTGTTGAAGGAGTTGCTCCGCTTGCACTTCTAATCTCAGTTACGGTATTAGCAAAACTTTTAATTCTAGCTTCGTATTCATTCATTCTTTTACTCCATACTTTTCAATGCACTTTTTGGTAATTCGAAAAAAGGACCTTTTTGCCAATAACAACAGGCCAACCCTTCTGAGCCAATGCATCCATAAGTTGCACCTTTATATTCTTCTACTACTCTTCCTTTAAGAATAGTTTCTTCAAGCCAAGAACATTCAAATGGTGTCACTTCCCTTATTAAGATATATTTCATTTTTCACTCTTCACGAAACTTCTTCCATACTTCGGCGTTTCTAATATTCCAAGCCCTTCCAGATTCATCTGATACTGGTCCTCTTGATCCACACTCGCAACACTTTCGATATTCTTCAAGTGTTCCATCGGGACCGACTAAGCTTCGCCAAGTTATTTTTCTACTTCCGCAAAAAGGACATGGTTTTAAAATCATTTTTTATCTCTATTTCAGTTTATCCTTAGACTTTTTCTTTTCTGCAACAACTTCTTCCTTCTCAGATGCTTCTTCAATTGCTTTTGTTTCCATTTCAGCATTCATTTCAAGAGTTTCATCGTCGTCTCTATGAACTGCTTCAGTTAAAAGTTTTTGGACTAAATCTTGTAGTTTATTTTTCTCAACAAGATCAGGGAAATCTTTAGCAAAGAATTTCTTACTTGAGTCCCAGGCAGGAATAGAATACCAGCCACCCGATTTTTTAGTACATCCAAGATTTTCGAGAACTTTAAGAAGTCCACTATATCTGTGAACGCCTTTCTCAAAATCTAATACAAAGAATATTCGTCTTCGAGGAGAGAAGCATCTATTTTTCATTGTTGTTGCTCTGAGTGTAACTGAGCTAGCTCCGATAGCCTCGAGTTTCTCGTCTATTTTAGTCTCTTCAATTTTCAAATCGATCCGAACACTAGAAGCATAAGGAAGTGCCGTCCCACCAGTAGTCGTCTTTTTAGAACCAAATATAACACCAATTTTTTGTGTGTAGTGGTTAGTCACTAACAAAGCAATGTTATACTTTTCAATCTTTCTTGCATATACTCTGAAAAATTCTCTAAGCTTTCTTGCTTTGAATCCCATATCTGAACCACCTTCTGGATCCATTTCTTTTTCAGTAGATGCAAGAGCTATTGAATCGATAACCATTAAGACTTTCTTTTTTGTTTGTTTATTTGTAATGATTGTAGTGAGGACTTCTCGACATATTTCTTGAAGTTGTTCAACTGTATCTATTGGTTGATATAGAACTTTATTTATATCAACTCCGAGGAACTTTAAAAAATCTGTGTTCATCGCAGCTTCAGTATCAAAATAAATGATGAGACCAATAGTTGGATCTCTCATAGCCATTTCGCAGAGAAGAGATTTACCAGTTCCAGGGTCTCCGTCAAGCTCTGAAATCCTGCTTACAGGCCAACCGCCATTTATATCGCCAGATATTATCCAATTAAGTGCATATATACCCGTATCAACCCATCCTCGAGGTTTACCATATTCTGAATCTTCTCTGAGTTGAATCATCGGGTTATCTTCGCCGAATTTCTTATTGACATTTTCCATCAGACTTTTTTCGAGCACGTTTAGTTCTCTATCCATGTATCTCCTCTTTTTTACTCAATTTCTACAAGTGCTTTAATTTGTTCTAAATATGCTGAATAGTCGAAGTTTACGGTGTTCGGTTCATCATCATAGATAGAAAAAATTCGGAGTTCTGAGATAAGATTGTTGATGATATTTTTAGTCTGAGGGTATTTTTGCGTGAGTGCGTCGTAGGCGAGCGTGTCTATCTCTTTTTTGTTTTCTATGGAATTTACTATCCTTTCTACTAATTTCATATAGTCTGGTTTTTTCTTCGCTTTATCTTCTTTTTTCTCAGCTTCTTTTATTTGAGAAACTAATGAGTCTTTAGTTGATTTTATGATTTCTTCTATTTTAGTTGTTTTTTGCTTCCTCCTTATCATTTACGTCTCCTAAGTATAAAGACTCCCAAAAGGGTCGTCTCCTTCTATTTGTGTTATTGCGTTTATTCTTTTTATTTTAAGTCCACCAGTTGATATTGGTGCTATATGTGTGAACATCTCTGGTGGTGTGTTTACTGGTGGTGGTATCTCTGGTTCTTCTGGCGGCAGAGTTAGTGAAGTACTTACACTCAATACTACTTTACTCTTAGGTGTAGTAGATTGAATGATAACATGGTCAATGTTATCTGCAACTTTTGCAAGAGATAATGTATATGTTCTACTTGTTCTTAGATTTTTTAAACCAATTGCTACATCTGTAATTGCTATAACTTGAAAGCTTCTAGAAGTTTTGCTATCCGGCTCGAATTGTTTTATAAAATCTCGTTCGAGATATATTTTACTTCCAACTGATAATTCCATAGAGACCTCTAAAGTATTCTTTTTTGACCAACATACCAACCATCTGGTTGTTCAATTAAATCCATAGCTGCGGCAACTTTGAAAATTTTAATCTTATTTTGTTTAGTTCTGAAAACAATATAGTCGTTGTTGAAGATCAGATTGAAATTATTATGCTTCATAGTATTAATGAGAGTAAGTATTTCAGTCTTGTTTTTCTCATTTACATACAATTTCTTAAAATACTTATTCTTACCAAGATTGTTTATTCTTCTTAAATCTTGAAGCAATTTCCAATCATTCACATCGAACTCATTTGTCTTAGGCTCTATCTTCAATCGCCAAAGAGGATTATCTTCTCCATTCATTTCAAGAGTATAATTATTACGCTCTTTAAAAAAGACTTGTGGTTTTCTCTTACGCCAGCCATCTGATAGGAGTTGTCGCACAGTATCCATTAAGCTATTGCCATCAACTATAAATATCTTTGAGTGCGTTATTGTGTTCTCCATCATTATTATCTTTGACCTTGTTAGCCCAATTCTAAGCTTGAGAATCCGTCTTTATCTTTTGTGATTTCGATTACTTTACAATCAAGGTTTTCTTTTATAAGATTTCTGTGATCTATAACGAATATACTTAATTTTCTTTTTTCTAAGTCAGATAGTATCTCAAGAGCCCCAGTGATCCTAACGTCATCTAAATAGTTAGAAAGAATTTCATCTAAGACGATTATATTAATATTGTCTGGCATCTTCAATCTTATTATCTCATATAGTGAGAATAATAAGCTTATCTCAACAGAGCGTTTCTCGCCTCCACTTAATTGATTGAATGTAGTTTGTTCATTGTCTTTTACTATGATATCTTCAAGCTCGGCATTAAGTTCATATGATATGTCGTAGCCGAAGAAATCTAGATAGTAGTTTATATATTTGTTTAAGGACTTAAGGATATGATTGACACAAAAAGACTTCATAGAGTTTGGAGAATTACCTAATGCATCTCGCCACCACTCATAATGTGTTTGTTCTTTTTCTAATCTCTGTATCTTTTTATGTATTCTCTTATACTCTAGTTTAACTTTTTTAACTTTCTTTTGCGTGCTTACGATATATTCATCTTCTTCAATCGGAGTTTCGATTTGAGATTCAAGAACGTTTATTTCAGATTCTGCGCTAGTGATCTTTTCTTGTAAATTACGAACTTCTTCATCACTTAAATCGATATATATTTTTTCATTAAGATTAATAATATCTTCAGTTTTTTGCTCAATCTTTCGTTCATATTTGCGTATTTTTGCTTTGAGATCTTTTATGTTCTCATTTTGCATGTCAATGAGTTCTTGTGATTCATCACGCTCATTTATTCTTTTTTGGAGATAATCTTTAAATAATTTATTTTTGATTGCATTTCCGCATACAGGACAATTTTCAGGGTTCTTATTTATTTCTTCGATCTCTTTTGATTTTAGTTTAAGTTTATCCTTTAACTTTTTCAAATCACCAGTAGCAGTAAATAAACTTTTTTCGAAAGACTCTTTCTTATTGACAGAATTCTCTTTCTCTTCTTTTTTCTTTTGCAGATCTTCTCGCTCTTTAATCTCTTCAGATGGGTTGATTTCTTTCCATCCGTCTAACTCATCTTTAAGTTCTTTAACTCTATCGCTCTTAGTCTTCTCAGAAGTTTCCCATCTCTCAACATAATTTAAGAGACTTGATGTTAGAGTATTTGCCATCTCTTTCTTGTCTTTGTAGGTTCTACATAGTGATTCGATTTCTGGTCTTATAGTTCTTAATGTTTCTTTTGTTGCTTTATGATATTTCGATATGAAGTCATACATGAGAAGGTTCTCAATGATTTTCCTTCTCTCAATTGGATCATTCTCAGCAAATCCTGCCATCTTTTCTTGCGATAACACAATAGACAAGATGAACGATTTGAAACTAATTTTTATTGTAGATTCTATAAGTCTCTGCGTTGCACGGATCTTTTCAATAGATATATCGACGCCGTTCTTCTCAAAGACGAGAGCATTCTCAAGCTCATTATGTTGACGGTATCTTCTGATGAGATAGTTGTCTTGATTGATATCGAAAGAGATTTCTACAAAACAGTCTTTTTTAATTTTGTTATTGACAACTTGTTCGGCTTTCAGCTTTTTTGTCGTCTGGCCAAATAAAGCATATACAACTGATTCAACTATTGCTGTACTTTTTCCCGAGCCGTTACTACCACCATCTTTGAGATTAGAACCAGATATTAAGGTTATACCGACCTCAGCAAGTGGTATAGTGTATATGTCGTCTCCATAGCTTAAGAAGTTTTTGAACTTAACATAATTAAATTTCATCTAATTCATATTCCGCCATTTTAGTTGATATCTCTTCAATTTTAGTAAAATATTTTAACAAATTGTTTTTCTCAAGATCTAGATTATTGAGGCTATTCAAATAAGCTGAAGCAACTTCAGATGGTTCATCGCCAAAAACTTTATCATAGTATTTTTCAATCTCTTTTACATCTTCTGGCGGTATAACATCTACACTTACAGCTCCAATCTCAAAAAGAGTATCTCTCAGTTTAGATTTACTAATCTTATGATTAAGCAATTTGACTTTTACAAAATTACTAACTATATCATTTTTATTTATGTCTTTAAGGTTTTTTATAGTTATGATTTTATACTTTGGAGCATCACTATATTCAACAAATTCCCAAGACACATTGTTTGTATCAAGAATTAAAAATCCATGCGGTTGGTCGCGTTCTGCAAAACTTGTTTGGTATGGACTACCAACATAAACGATATTCTCTCTTGATTGATATTTATGATAATGACCTGTTATAACTAAGTCGAATTCATTGAAGTCGCTTATTTTAAACCCTCTTGTTGATCTGAAGCCATTTGGCATAATGAATTCGATGATATCAAGATGTGCTATAAGCACATTCTTCTTTTCTTCTGCTATGATAAAATTCTCGAATAAATTGTTGTTAAAGCTTAAGAAATGTACTCGTACGTTTTCGTAGTCTATAAAATAATAATCAGGAATGATTTTAACATAATCGCTGAAGACAAACACAATAGAGTTCATTGTATTGTTAGGATTTGCCATGTCGTGGTTCCCAACAATCATATATTGCGTTAAACCAGCTTTATTGATATCTTTAAGTCTTAACAGAGCTTGGATTACGTGTGGTGCATAAGCTCTAGCTTTAGTATGGAAAAAGTCTCCCGCGTTGACAATCGTGTTGATATCGTTCTCTAAGCAGTAAGTTTTCAAATACGTCAAAAATCGTAGTGCTGTCTCTGAGTTGACTAAAAGTCTGTGATGGTTATATAAATGCAAGTCTGCATAAATTGCTACTTTCATATAATAAAAATATGCTTATCGTTTCGGAATATTAGGTCTTGGGTTCGACCAATTTTTATTTAATGAACTAAATTTAGTTGGTTGTTTGATGTTGCTTAAATTTGGTGGTCTGTATTCTCCTCTCGTTCCTTTTGTTGCTCTATCTATTTGTTCTTTTTCTTGCTTTTTAATATCTGTAATTATGTTAACTATATCTTTTCTTTCTTCAGTTGACAAACACCCTGCATCATGAAAGCTCATTGCGCCTTGCGAGATGTATGCTATTCTGTATTGTTCTTCAAGAAGTGAGCTATATCGACGTTGATTTCTATCAGCGTCTAGATCGACGAAAAAAGTTGCGACCTAATGGAATATTAAATTCAAGCTGTCCATTGCATTTTGGGCAATAGATGTGATCCAGCATTTGAATACCACAATCTTTATCTCTCATTACTTCTCTAAAGAAGTCTGCATCACCTGCAGTCATATTATTAATGAAGTCTGCCTTGTCTCTTGGAGATAAGATTTCGCCATCTTTGGTAGTAATTTTAGTTATTAGTAGCGTGATTGCTTGTCCAATATCATCATCTGCTTGGTTGAAGTTTTTTATTTCTCTAGAAGCTTCTGTGAGACGTGATTCATCTTTACCTCTCATGAAATGGGCTTCAACCAGAAATTTTGTTAGTGGCAGAGTCATATTTATTGGCTCTATAGCTTCCTTAGGAGATTCCCATGTTTTTACTGGTAGTTTGTCTATTTCGATTGTTTGTTCGAAATTAAAACCACAGTGATAACATCTAATAGCGAAATCATAATTGAGACCGTATGACATACCTCTCAGATAAAATAATATATATAATCTGTCACTTGACAAAAGATCATATGAGCTAATGTTTGACTTGACACAATTTTCAAGGATCATATCTAATGCTTTTCCTTGTTGTACAAGTCTATCTGTGGTGATTATTTTCTCTTCATTAAGAGTCATCGGCCTGATTTGAATAACGCCATTTGCAACTTCTTCATCATCAGTAATTTCTTTATAAAGGAATCCACGAGAAGGAATTTCTACTGGTACAGCTTCAGGTTCGAATCTAGATTTTCGTCTTATAGGTGTAGGCGCAGACTTAGACTGGACTTCCATTTTTGTTGGATGTCCAGCCTTAGTAGCTTGTTTGCCTTTAGGTTTATTGATAGGTTCAGGAATATCAATTTCTTTGGAAGGATCTGACATATTTACTCCTTGTAAAGATAGTTTATATTAAATTAGTTACTATCCTACTAAAAATGCAGTTCTATTCATTATAAATTATGCTACATTATCCGATATTCGACCAACTACCTCCGGCACCACCAGAATCTGATCCGGTGTGTAGATTAGCATAATCGAACATGATCTCAGCTGTTATTCGAAGAGCATCTGTTGATTCATAGGAAAGCTCTCCAGTTGACATATTATTAGGGAAGCATCCAAATAGATCCCATGCTTCGATAATTTCTATATCTGTAGAAGCTTCTTTGTTTCCGCCGGTCGAAGTTTGACCAGGTCCTAGAAGTATAAGTGAAGCATCTACTTTATAAACAGCAGCGTAACCCATTGTGCCATTCAAGACGTCGTAAACTGTTTGCATCCATCGCCATATAATCTGAGTTGCTGAACCTAATCCAGAATCAAAGTCATAAAATGTGACAGTGATTGGTTCCCAAGTTGGATTCTGTGCGAATTTCCATTTCTCATTGAGTCTGGCAATCTCGCCCATGTTAACGTTCAGAGTTGGTCTAGAAGCGGATACTAGGTCTATGGCTAGCGACTCTGCCGCATCGGAAGCACCATTAGAAAGCTGACCTCCTGTTACATTACCTGCAGAAGTTGGATATGGTACTGTTTCAAACTTCAGTACCCAACGGTTGGCTCTCTTTGGTTCGCGTTTTCCGGATATTGCACTGCTTAAACTAATAGCCATTAGTATTCCTCCATTAGAAGTTTTATCCTTTCAAGTATATCTTTTGAAAAGAGTAACTAAATTCTTATTTTTGAAGCAGCATATGCTGCTAAGGATTATACCTCAGCAGCTAATGCTCCTGTTCTTTGTATTGTAAGATCGATAAAGATTCTCTCTGCTACTCTTACTGGCTGTATGAATACCTTACCATACATAATACCCTGGTCGATTCTGTCAGCCGTATTTGTTGATGCATCAAAGTATACTCCGAAGGATTGTAGTCCTCCTCTTTCTTGGATGTTACTCAAGAAAGAATTTATCTCTCTTGTTATGCTTGCCCAAGTTGATGCATTGTTAAGATCAAAGATATATTTTCTTCCGATCGATTCTATATTCCTAACTACATTATTGACTAATCTTCTAACGTTGATTCTGTTAGTTGCTTTGTTCTGCTTCAAGCATGTTTTCTGTCCATATATCAAAACTCCCTCTGTTGGGAATTGGACGATAGGATTAACACATGCTGGATCAATATCATTATATAGATATTCTCTTTGTGCTGCTGTTGGTCTTGTGTAAGAAGAAATAGAATTTACTATTCCTCTTGTAGTTCCAGCTGGTGCTTCCCATAGTTCATAATTCTGTTGTGTTTTTGCAACAGCAACTGCTTCATAAATTGAAGGTGGTAGATCAACATATTGTTCGTTAGCGGCATCGAAGTCTCTTTGCCAGCCCCATGAAAATACTATATAACTTGAAGTCAATGAAGTAGAAGAACCGCCGCCATTAGTATAATTTCCGTTGTGCCAATCGATAGCTTCTGTATAAGTTAAGAATGGTGGTGGATCTACTATAGCCAAGATATCTTGTCTAGCTTCTCCTACTGATTGTAGTTTGCTTACTACTGCACTTCCTGTAAATCCTGGTGCTACTAATAAGTCAATTATATACTGCTCTTTATCATTGTATTCATCTAGAGCGGTTACTGCTAATGCATCTGCTTCAGTTGTAACAGATGGGATTCCATCATCTCCTCCGGCTAATTGCCAATACTGAGGCATGCCGGTATCTGCGTTATTAGGTGGTGTAGATGTTGGTGGATCATCAGTATCTGTGTTAGGATACTCAATTGTTTCACCGAAGTCCATTCTGATATAGTTAGAGCCTTCAAGGACAGTTGTTACGAAATTAGTAGCTGTATCATCTGTCCAATCAACTGGTCCCCAAACTTCTACACTGTCATCACTGTCGAATACTTCGATGTAATATTCTATTACAGAGGTTACTGGGTTTGTTGAATTATAAGTTCTAATCTTAACGTTGTCACCCCAGGTCCCAGCGTCTTTAACAATAAAATTAGCTACTCCGCTATTTGAGGAATTAGATCCAGAATCTGAATCATCTGTTGTAAAAATTCCGTCGAAAATAGCACCAGTTACAAGAGCATTTTGAGCTGTAGCAGTTGCATCTTCAATTTCAATATAACTGGTTATCCCTGTTCTGTTACTAGATATAGAAATAATATCTGTGGCAGAAGAAGCTGTAGCTTCTATAACAACAGAAGCGATCTTAGCTGCTACTCCTTCTGCTGTGTAAGTTGAATTTACCCCGGTAGAGTTATCATTAATTGTAGTAGTATAACCGAGATCTGCAATAAGACCACCTGAGGCTCCATTTGCTACTAATGCTGTGCATTGTGAGCCTAAATTAAATAGAGTCGCATCAGTTCCTTTTACAATTTGTATTTTAGTTGTGTCATAAACTGCGAACTGAATATACTCATCCATAGTTCCGCTAGTAGTAGCTAATGCTGCAAGACGTGCGTTTAATGCAGTCAAAAGTTGAGAAAGAGTTGTTTGAGTTGAACCGTCGTAAACAATAGAAGCTAATGTATGAGTTTTATTTACGTCTCCTGTGGCGTCTCCACTTATGAAATCATAAAAACCAGCAAGAGTAATATCGATTGTTTGAGTACCAGTAGTCCAGTCATGACCTAGATCTGGTACTAACAATGCTTGAAGGGCTGCAAATGTAGCAGCTATTCCAGTTGCTGGAACTATATTAACATCTTCGTAAGTTTTATAAGGGTTAGTTCCATCATTATCTACTAGAATATTCACTTTGTTCCAAGCACTAAGAGTATTTAAACCTTGAGGTGTAACTGCTCCACCACCAACGATTGTACCCGCTGTAGCTGCTACTTCATCAATTGGAACTCGTACAAATGGATAAGCGTAATTATTAATTGCAGCTGACGATGCTCCATCTGCCATTCCAAGATGGCCGGCACCAGTAATTTTTACTACATTTTCTGCCACAACTTCTGTTGCTAGAACTGTGATTTCTACATTTCCTGTCAAAACTGATATGAGTTCGAGGAACGAAGCATTTCCTTGTGCTGTCACATAAGCAGAAAGCTTAGTAGTACCATCAGCTAAGTTTACTAATGCAAAAGCTGTATTCATCGCAAGTGCTAATGCATCTACATCTGTGTAAGTTGTACCAGAAGCCCAAGTAACTCTATAAAGTCCATTATTTGGTTCTGGATATCCTGATAGTTCTATAAACATTTCAGGATTTGCAATTGATGTAAAATCTAATCCAGGTAATACTGTCCCAGTTATAGCTTCATAATCTACTTCCTTTGCTATCCTTGTAAAATAACCTACTGAGTAATCTAAGAATCTATCAGCAAATAGTCCGAGATAGTAGTTATCTACTATTGGATCACCAAATGTATTTTGGTATTCTTCTTTTGATAATATCAATGTAGGTTCGTCAATTGGCCCTTTCTCAGCAAAACCAACTGCTGCCGCAACTGTACCGGCTGTTGCTGCTGCATACGCAGTTTGATCTATTACTTGTACTGATATGCCAGCGCTTTTAATATCGTGAGCCATTAATAAGCCTCCTTAGTCTTTTCCACTTTAGAAATTTGTATGAATTTTAATTTCTTAATATTTTTAAGTTGTGGTGTTAATTCGTCCACCACTAATTGGTTCCTACCTTTCTTATTGTTTTTTGGATATAAGAAATGTGTAGAGCCGTTAATTAATAATACAATATTTTTTGTTGTTTTATTCTTTACTAAATATTTCATATTTATCTTACTCGTTGACCTCTATTTCAACCTCTTGAACATATATTCCAGTATAAAGGTCGGTATATATTTCTTCAATTATATCTGTGTCAAGTTCAGCTTCTGTTGTTGGTACGAATGCATCTGTTATCGTCCAACTGAAATCTTTTCTTACCACTCTTTCACCTATATCTAGTGGCTCATATTCTGTTGCATCAGCAATACCATCTAAAATCATATGAGCCCATACGCCATAATTTGAATCTCCTGCTTTATCACAAGGACCGATCCAAACGTTGGCATTTGGTTTAAATTCTGTCATAAACTTAAACATCAAAATATCTGCATCTTGCATCAGTGCAGCATACAATGTCCCAATGTAACCAACTTCGTAAACTAGTAAAGGTTTATTTTTACTATATCCGATAACATTGTTATTATTATCTTTCACTTGTTTGACTAAAACGTGCTCGTAGGGAATAGTTTTTCCAAGTACTGGTGCGATAGCATTTAATCGAAAAGTCATAATAGGTAAGAAGTTGTTGCCCTCGTTAGGTGGCGAGTAGAGTGGCTCTCCACCTTCTCCACCTACGGTTGATTCAGATCCTCCAAGAGCAAATGCTCTACGAGGTGAACTATATACAACTGGTATTTCTAAACCGAGATTAGTAATTCTTGGAAGTTGCATTAAACTTACTAACCATTTCTTGAGATAGTAATTATACTCTGCGAAAATTGGATAATTTGTATGCATTAATCTAGCCCTGCTTTTTCTACTGCTCTTTCAAATATTGCTTTAGCTGTAGAAGGATCGAGTCTACTTATTATTCTCATTATAGCTTCTGGATTATAGTTAACGAATTTTGTAGATGCCTCTTTTGAGAGTTCAGCTTTAATAATAATTTCTTCACCTTTTGGCTTGGCTATTGATCTAAGCTGTACACCAGTTGAAGTGCCAGCGCCATGATTTATATATTTATTTTGTATGTTTTGCATTATAGCTGCTGGTAGTACTCCAGCGCTCGAGGCTAAGAAATCTCCCCAACCTTTTCCTGTACCTGGTTCCATATTTTTGTATAAGAAGATATCTTTAATAGCTTTTACTACTTTTGGACCAGCTTCTTTCATTACCATTTCGCCAAATTTTTCTTTGAATCTCGGCATCTCTTTTTTATTCAATCTAATCGTTATTTCGTAGTTAGCCATTAGTCAGTTTGAGGCAGATTAATCTGAGTCGTGTCTACCTTTCTTCCTATAACATTTATATGGATGTAAGCCCATAGAGGTGTCTCTTCGCTTACATAAGCATCTTCTACGATGTAGTGTTTTTCTCTGTGCGATTGGATAATATCTCCTATCATAAACGGTCTGCCAAGCAACTCTATGACGCTATCCTTATTGAATTTAATATTGACTTCTTCTGGTTCTGTAATACCAAAAGCTCTAAGTTCTTGCGTCCACGTTGGTTCTAAGAATGACCCTTTCAGTGGACCGTATGGACCAACAAATACCATGTTCTCTGGTAATGCTTCTCCATATAAATCATTAAGATCTATCCCGTCGTCTGGTATAGAATCGTCAGTTTCTTTTGTTGCTTCTAAGTCGAATTTCCAAATTATAAATGGTGCTCCTTCGATGTTGATCTTCTCTTGATCAACTTCATTAAAGAGTTCCATTTCAATTTTTTCGCCTTCTTCAAAAAGCTCAAATTCATATATTGGCATTATTTTATTATTCCTTTTATAGCTTTGTACCTTAATTTAGTAAGAGTGCTTAAATTTGTTATGGGATCTCCCCACATTTTTAAGTCTTTCCAAACAACTCTTACTGCTTTAACCTTCTTTGGTTGAATTTTGACATGTCTTGTAACAAACTCGCCATACTCCGGCAATATCGTAGGAGTCTTTATCTTATTAACTTCTAATACGAAGTAAAAATCATGTCGTCCAGTAACATTACTAAACCAATTTCCTATTAATTCTTTTGGGTCATTAAGCATCTTCTATTATTTCTTGTTTCGCGAACATTCCTTTTATAGCTCTGCGTCTTACTCTAGTCAGAGTGATAAGATCTTTTACAGGTTCTCCCCACATGCGGAAATTGTCCCATGGTATTATGGTACTTTGACCCAGCATTGTTCTCTTTGATTCGACTCTAATATATTCAGTAATAAAATGACTACTCGTTAAAAGTTTAACTAAAAGTACAAAATAATAATTTTGTGGTTTTCCTGCAACATTACTAAACCACTTGCCTCTTAAATCTTCTGGACTATTGATCATCTCCCTCGCCTTTTACACCAGATGATACTTTCTTCTTACATTTAACACAGTATCCCGTGTTCTTGAGAACTTTGCTTCCACATATCGAGCACTTAAATGTGCCAGATTTTTTCTCTTCTTTCAAATTATCTTCAGAGAATTGATCGATTATTTTTTTCAATTTCATTAGTAGCCTCTCCTCCATTTAAGCTTACTGATTGCAACTTCAGTTCCTTGATATTTTTTGTAGCGAGATCTGCTTAACTTAGAGATCAGACTACCGATTTCGATTCTTGGTACTTTATTTACAGCGTGAGTGATAGATAAAGGTTCTCCCTTTTTCAAGATTGCTCCCCATCTATCCATTTTAGTTTTTACTTTAGACTTTTTGTCTGTTTCTATATCTGCATAGAAAGTCGTTCCATAACGAGGTTGTATCTTTTCCATAGCTTCAATTAATTTCACGACGTATTACCAACTTAAATTCAAATATTTGTTTTATTCCATTTCTCATTTGATTAGAAGTAGCAATCTCTTCGTCTTCAGTACTAAAATCTAATTCATTAACTTTTATATATCCTATTTTTGTTATGGCTTCAGTATCGTCCCAATTTTGTGAATTCGTTACCATAATAAAACTCATCATCTCAGTTGGAGAAAAGTCTTTTACAATATACAATGCCTCTTCAGCTCTAGAAAATGTTACTAATCCTTTTCTAAAATTTTTTACCACTTAAAAACCTCTATTACAACGTTATGCATAGCTTCTTGTAAAGTATTACATATTAATTCTTTAGAAATAATTACTGATTGCTCCGAAGAAAACTCTTCTCCTGGATGATTAATAAATAAAACTTTTCCCATTATGGCAGAAACTCTGTCTCCTCCAATCATTGATAAAATTTCCTTAATTTCTTGGACTATGAAATCAATTCTATTTTCTGGAAGATTTAGTCCAATCCATCCGTAATACTTCATATTCTAACCCATTATAAATCCGAGAGGAATCTGCTTGCTGAAAAGTTCATCTTCAAGCTTCTGAATTTCTTGTGATGCTTCTGCTTTTAGAGCATCTCCATTCAAACTAATCTCACCAGATCCAGCAGTGAATGAACTAAACTTAGAACGTATTTCTCCTTCAACCATTTTAGCTTGAGCTAATGAATATTCTCTAACCCACCTGGTATTCTCGATAACTGTTTCACCTGGAATTTCCATGTATTTGATTACTAAGTTATAGTCAATCGATGGAGTTGGGTATACATAAAGTTTTCCGTTGAGATATTCCCAGTGTGGTTGATTACCAAGAACTCTGACATACTCTTCATAACTTGCCAAAGTCATCCAGTAATCAACAATGAAGTTAGAAGCGCCACCTGCATTTTGTAGATAATACAAAATATAAACATCCTGCATAACTCCCGTAAGAGAAAGCAAAGGATCGGAAGGTTTGAATATTACTTCATGAATAAATTCTGGTACTATTTGTGGCGGGAGATCAAATGAATTCTGCCCACTTGGAGAGTTCATATTATGTGACATTATATTAACATCTTTATATTCGAAATACCTATTGATAGAAAGCCAGATACAATCATTAAGTTGCTCTTCAACCATGTAGACTTTGACTCGAGGATATCCGAGTCTTCTCATGATGAAATTCTTGATTGAATTGTAAACTCCACCTGAACCAGTAGGAGCAGTGTCATTAATAGGTAATTCTTCTTCTGTTGTAAGTTGCTCACCAGCTTCAGTGAGAATGAATTCTCCGTTCTCTGCCATTAAAGGTACATAATATACATCACTCATTTCTTATACGTTCCTGTAAAGTTTCTTAGAATTATCTTGTAGTTAGTTGAGAAGTTATTTGTTTCTACTAGCAATCGTGAGACACTTGGCACGATTGAAAGTTTTTTAGAAATTTCTCAAATAATCGTGATAGACGCATAAGTTAATTTATATATATCCTATATATATAACGGAGATAAAATTATGAGCGGTAAAAAACAAGCTGGAGTATCATTCGACTCGAAAGTCTGGGATAAATTCAAAGAGAAATTTAAAGGGAAAGCTTCGCAAGAATTAGAAGGCTATATGAAGTGGCGATTAGGCCATGAGATAAGTGATTTACCAGATTTAGTTTCTAGCGACAGTATAAGGAGTTTGTCATTAAGCAATCCATCTCAATGGTCTCTTAACTTCTCAGAGAATAAACTTCAACTTAATAATGTTTCGTACAGTTGTATAGGTGAAAGTAGTAGCGATGGGACTTCTAATGCAGCTCAAATGTATACTTCGGCAAAGGATATAGAAATAGAATAGAGGAGGCAATGATGAGCAATGAAAACAACTGGGATTATAAATTAACGACATCGAATGGAACAGATTTAACAGCTTGGATAGATGGTAGAACTTCAGCAGTTTACCCAAACTATAAAGAACATTATTGGGGAGACCCAGATTATACTCCGTGCCAACCACAAATTGGTAAAATTGAGATATCTCCATATCCGTGGATTTCAACTTACCCCTACAGTAGCGGTAGCGATTTTGATGAAGACAAATTTAAAAAACTAATTAAAGATGCTTTTGATAAAGAAGAAACTAAAGAAGAAAATAAAACTAAGGAGGAAAATTTGATGAAAGTTTTCGAAGTGACCGTAGTAGACAAAAAAGAGTGTGAGATTATCCACGAACAAAAAGTTGTATCTAAAGACAAAGAAACTGCTATGTTAGAATTAGACCTCACACCCGAAATTAAAAAGAAGGTCAAAAAAGACCTTATTGAGTTTATCTTTAACGAGATAGGTTCTTTCACTAAAGTTGAAAGAAAAATCAAAGTCAAAGATTTAGAAGAAGAAAACTAATCTCTTTCAACTAACTTAAAAGGGAGCTCTAACAGGCTCCCTTTATTTGTAAGATAAATATATCATGGATATTTGGTTGGCTACTGGGGAAGAAGAACTCTTGATTGTTTTAGGTGTGAGTGAAGCTCTTAAGTTGGCAAAAGACTACTACCGTGTGTCGCAAATAAACAAACACAGTGCCATAAATATTATTTTTGATGATTACTTTAAAGACAAAAAGAAGAGAGTATATGATAGCAGATGAGTTATGTAATCTCTTTTTTCTTGTAAGATAACCATATGCAAGATCAATATTATATATCTTCTGAATTAAATTGGGTTTATATATATAAAGTTACTCCTACAGGAAGAATGCATCCTGGACACAACATACCAGAATATAAAGTATTGAGTATGATAGAATATGGAGATAAACCTACTGAAGATGAAGTCGGCCCTGTATCTAGTTTGACGAAAGGCGTCGGAGATACTATATATTTGTTGGATTA